TTCTATTGGGACTCCGTTGGAGAGGCAAACCGAGGTTGCGAACGAATGACGGCTCTGATGGAATATACACGGCAACGCAAGCGACAGCGAACAGGTAAAGATTAAACGTAAACCGTTAGGAATAAGCGATATTTCAGTATTTTGCAAAGTTGAGAAAATGCAAACGGCAACGGAATATTGAGGTTGTTCAGTTACCAAACCGTTAGCCTGGCGGTTACCGAAACGGGAACAGGTAACGGTAAGCGATGAAAAGAAATCCTCACCGTTTTGTTTGCACTCATACACAGTGTTTTGCGTATTAAGGGACGCTTATATGGCAAGTAAATTTGCACTTAAAAATATGAGCGTATGAAAGTAGAAAAATTCAAGGTGCTGCTCTACCTCAAAAAGAGCGGACTGGATAAGTCTGGCAAGGCTCCCATCATGGGACGCATCACCGTGAACCGCACGATGGCACAGTTCGGCTGCAAGCTGTCATGCACTCCCGAACTGTGGAATCCACGTGAAAGCCGTCTGAACGGCAAGAGCAAAGAGGCGGTGGAAACCAACGCCAAGATTGAGAAACTGCTGTTGGCGGTGAACAACGCCTTCGACAGCCTTGTGAGCCGTAAGGTAGATTTTGATGCCACCGATGTGAAAAATCATTTTCAAGGTAGTATGGAAACACAGATGACCCTCATGCGAATGACGGATGTTGTCTGTGATGACCTCAAAGCCCGTATCGGCATAGACCGCGCGAAAGGGACTTATCCCGGCTATCACTATATGCGCCTGACACTTGGCGAGTTCATCGAGCATCAGTACAAGGTCAAGGATTTGGCATTCGGGCAGCTTACAGAACAATTCATCCACGACTATCAGACATTCGCCATGGAAAACAAGGGATATGCGATAGATACCGTCCGCCATCATCTTGCTATCTTGAAGAAGATATGCCGTCTGGCTTATAAGGAGGGGTATGCCGATAGAATCCACTTCCGGCATTTCGCCTTGCCGAAGAAGACTGAAACGACCCCACGGGCATTGAGTCGTGAATCGTTTGAGAGAATCCGGGATGTGGAAATACCCGCTTACCGCAAATCCCACATGCTGGCAAGGGATATGTTTCTCTTCGGGTGTTATACCGGGGTCTGTTATGCGGATGTTGTCTCGATTACCCATGAGAATCTATATACTGATGAGGGCGGGGCTTTGTGGTTGAAGTACCGAAGAAAGAAAAACGAACTCCGTGCCAGCGTGAAACTGTTGCCCGAAGCGATTGCGCTGATTGAGAAGTATCACAGTGAAGACAGGGACACACTGTTCCCTTTACTGCACTGGTCAAATCTCCGAAGACACATGAAAGCGTTGGCGGCACTGGCGGGCATCAAGGACGACTTGTGCTATCATCAGGCGAGGCACAGTTTCGCCTCGTTGATTACGCTCGAAGCAGGCGTGCCGATTGAGACCATCAGCCGGATGCTGGGGCACTCCGATATTTCCACCACTCAGGTATATGCCCGTGTCAGCCCGAAAAAACTGTTCGAGGACATGGACAAGTTCATAGAAGCGACCCAAGATTTCAAACTGATTCTATAAATACCCAAACGATATGCGAAGCACATTTTCATTATTGCCCTACATCAACCGCGGCAAGGTAAGGGCTGACGGCACGACCGCCGTACTCTGCCGTATAACCATTGACGGCAAACAGACCGCCATAAGCACCGGTATCTATTGCCGCCCCGAAGATTGGAACGGCAGGAAGAACGAGATAAAGACCATCAGGGAGAACAACCGCTTGCGGGAATACCTGCGTCTGACGGAAGAAGCCTATGCCGAGATACTTAAATCGCAAGGCGTGGTCAGTGCCGAGATGTTGAAAAACCACATTTCCTTGAACAACATCCATCCGACCACCTTATTGCAAATGGGTGAATGGGAACGTGAGCGGTTGAAGAAGCATTCCGAAGAGATTGATTCCACATCTTCCTACCGGGCTTCAATGTACTATCAAAAGTACCTGACGGATTTTATAGCGTCTATCGGGAAAAAAGATATTCCTCTTGAAGAAGTGACTGAGGATTTCGGCAAGTCCTACAAAGTCCACTTGAAGAAATGCAAGAACTTCGGGGTGTCACAGACCAACCATTGTCTGCGTTGGCTGAACCGGCTGTTGTACCTTGCAGTCGATAAGGAGATTATCCGTGTAAATCCCTGTGAGGACTTGGAGTATGAGCCAAAGCCGGAGGCAAGGCACAGGTACATTAACCGCGAGGAGTTCAGGAAGATACTTTCCACCCCGATGTATGACAAGCGGATGGAACTGGCAAGACGAGCATTCATCTTTTCGACCCTGACCGGGCTGGCGTATGTGGACATCAAACTTCTTCATCCCCACCATATCGGGACAAATGCGGAGGGCAGACGGTATATCCGCATCAACCGCAAGAAGACAAAGGTAGAGGCGTTCATTCCATTGCATCCCATAGCGGAGCAGATATTATCGTTGTATAACACAACTGACGATGAGAAGCCCGTGTTTCCTCTACCCAACCGTGATGCCCTATGGTTTGAGGTTCACGAGTTGGGAGTAACCATAGGGAAAGAGGAAAACTTGACCTATCATCAAAGTCGGCACAGCTTCGGAACTTTCCTGATTTCAGCGGACATTCCGATTGAGAGTATCGCCAAGATGATGGGGCACTCCAATATCAGGACGACACAGGGATATGCACGGATAACCGATGATAAAATCTCTAAGGATATGGACAAGCTGATGGAGCGCAGAAAGAAAATATCGGCTGGCGAAAAGAAATAAAACATAGAATAAACATCAAATAATAAACGCATTATGAACAGAGGAATAATCACAATCAGTGAAACGGGTGCAGTAACCATACCGACCGCACCTGTATGGATGACCCAATTTGAAATTGCCGACCTGTTCGGGGTATTCTCGTGCGACATCCGCAAGGCGATATGGGCAATCTATAAGAATAAGGAACTGAGCGAGACTGATACGATGAAGTATATCAAGCAAACTGACGGCATCAGCTATGATGTGTATAATCTTGAAATGATTATAGCCATTGCATTCAGGATATGCAGTAAGGGAAGTAACCTGTTCAGACGGTTTGTAATAGGTAAAATATGCGCCACCAAGAAAGGAAGTTCGGTCACACTATTTGTTTCCTATGGCAAGGGTAGCAACCTATGGTATAGTTGAGGTTCATCCCGTCAGCCACCTGTTCCCGATGCACGGATGCAAAGGTAGCGCATGGCTCTGACGGCATTGGCAAGGTCGGGCGGCAGAGCCGTTTCGGGCAGAATCTTCCTCAAACGGGTTTGAGCGTATTCAGCCCGAAAACTTTGCCACTGCCAGCCACACGCTTGAAAGGCATCCGGCAACGGAAACAAGTGACTGATGGGAAATCAGAAGAAAAAATAGAGCGGAACGGCTTACAGACGAAGCTAAACATTGATGCTTCATCCGTAAGCCGTTCCTTTTTCTTTTTTGTTGGTATGCCATTGCTGTCGCAAACATAGGGCAGACGGCAAACTGCGCTCCTTCAAGAAAATCAGGGTGCTTTCAGTCGGTAGGCGGAGCGGTAGTTGTCTGCCAGCATTCTTTCGATGTCGGATTCACGGTAGAGGATTTTGCCGCCCAACTGGATGTAGGCTATGCGTCCCTCATTACGGTAATCCTGAAGCGTCCGGCGGCTCACCTTCAACCGTGCCGACACCTCCTTGTCGGTGAAGAAACGTTCCCCGTTCAGTGTCGGGCGATAGTTGGCGGTCAGATGCTCCACGTTGTCAAGCAGGCGGTCGAGGCTGCCCATGAAGTGGATTATCCACTCGTTGTCCTTGTTAATAAGTTCATTCATACATTTTGGATTTTAGTGGGTATTATCAGTGATGTACTATACTTGGTTTATATAGTCCTGCCTTTGAACTTCGCTTCCTTTCGTCTGTCCTCCACGATGGAGACAATACGCTGCACATCTTCGGGACGGTAGTATGTCTTGTGGTTTATTTGCGAATAAGCCAACGTGCCGTTGTCACGCAAGGTCTGTAACGTGCGTGGGCTGATGTTAAGCATCCGGCACATGTCCTGATTGTCCATCCATTCACTCATTTTCTTTTCGCCGTGCCTATGACAGATGACATCCATACGGCTGACGAAACGGTCGAATTTGGCGACCATCGCCTCAAAGGTCTTTCTTTCGATTGATACGATTTCCATATTGTCTTTCTTTTAATTGTTGTTGTTCCTTTTGCCGCAAAGGAATATATAATGCGTTATCCGACAATGGATTTTCTAAAACTGGCAGTGTGTGGCACTGGTGTGGTAGCGGTTGTCCGGGATATAGCCTGTAATTCTCATCTTAATCAGAGGGATTATATAGAAAACTAAGGGAAGAATAAGGGCTTAATTCAAAATTGTCCGTGACCGACTCTTTGCCCGTTCGGACATTCATATCCGGCAAAACAGTGAAGTCCGCACCGCTTTGTCAGTCGCCATAAAGCAAAACCATACAAAATTGCAGAGCAGAATCCAAGTGCTTGACAGACTGCACTGAAGCATCTTACTTTGCTCATGATAATCGGTCGAGGTGCTTACCAAGACCACATTCAATAACTTAATCAATTTGTTTTTTACAATGAAGAGAGAACCAAACATCACAGAGCAGCAGGCTCGTGAAATCGTGGAAAAAATGGGACGCAAGGAATCCTACACTCCCAAGTCAATGAATGATCTCTACAGGCGTATCGGTCTGGAACCGGATGAGCCGGAGCAACATGGCAAGACCGTAACGGAGGAAACAAAGGCCGCTGTGACGAACGAGCCTTCAGGTGTGGCGGTTGAGGAAACGGCAACGCCACAGAAGCGTGTCAGCAGCAAGCAGCGCAGGCTGTCACTGGAGGAATACCGCACCACTTATCTCCAAGTCCCCAAGATTGTCAACCGTAAGCCTGTGTTCGTCAGTGAGACGGTGCGTGATGAACTGGACAGAATTGTCCGCTACCTCGGAGGAAAGGGTATGAGCGCATCGGGGCTGATTGAGAACCTCGTCCGCCTGCACCTCGACACCTACAGGAATGACATCGAGCTGTGGCGCAAGCTCTGACGGGATTACAGTAGAATCGGTCAGGTCGGTGAATACACTTCATCGGCTTAACCGATACCCAAAGTGATTTATTACGCTCGGAAATCAATCCGACAGGCGGAGGATTTTTGTGTCCTCAAAGACACAGCAAGATATATTTTCAGTTACCCGAATAATTCTAAGTAACTGAAAATCCTTGCACCGCCGTGGGCAGAATTATCCTCCGCAGTCGGATAATTTCGGGGTTCATTAAT